CCTCGATGTCCTGATAGGTCACGATGCCATTCTGAAGGCCGGCAATGTGCGCTGCCATTTCGCGCTGCGGATCTACCCAGCCCCACGAACGAGGAATGAAAGAAACGCCGTCTGCGAATTTGTCGTATTTTTGTATCGGAAGGTTCATTGATTTGGTCATTGCGTTCTTCAACCATGACCGAAAGACAGGTTCAACAAAATGCTCAACCATGAACTTCTGAAGCATTCGATACTGGTCGCGGTCTTCAAGGCTGCCAGCTCGCAGAGAGCTATAGTTGACGCTTGAAAGGTCATTGGAAAGCGAGTGGTATGATATGTTCAAACCACTAGAAATCGACCTGAGAATTGCTGTGCTAAAAGATTCAAAAGCAGTCGTGGGATGAGCTACGTCAAATGGCTTGAAATCCATCCCGGCAGGTAATTGCTCGAAGACGCCGGCTTCAGCGGACGAAATTGGTGTGTAGTCATCCTGAAGATCATCGCCAACGTAACCATCACCAGCGGGCGTCGTGAAGAAACCCATCTTGGCAGAGCTTACCCGTGCCGCAACGATCTCAGCTTCATAATAGCCATTCAACATCTTAATGTTTGACATGACCGACGCGACAAAAGGATAGCCTCGGGTCTGTTCTGGCCGCTGTCTGATGAAGGCGTGAATCACTTCTTCCGCTGGGACTCTGATTGTCTCATTGCTTTGCCCGGTTCCGAGATCGTTCGGATGGTTCTTGTATAAATGATAGGCCACCGGCTTGCGTCTTGCGTCTATCTCGACGCCCATAACGATGCGGTTGCCGTTTGTAAACGTTTCGTTTTTAGTGTCGATCAGGTGATCTGCTTCGAGAAACTCGATTCGATAACCGAACTCACTCGCGGGGTCGGTAATTTGGCGTACTAAAACCTCGCCGTCACGCGCCAACGCTTCGATGAACATTTTCTGACAGTCAATCATCGACTGCTGGCCGTCAACCGTACAATTACCTTTCTTTGAAAACTTCTTCCATGCGCTCTCGATGATCGTGTTGGCTACTTGGTCAAGTGTCCCGTCGGCATCACGCGCCTTGCTGTTTACCCTGATCCCTGACGCTCCGACCACGTTCGACGTGAGAAGGTTCAGATACCGTGAAACATAGGCGTCATTCCTTGACAACTCTCGGCTGCGATTGCGTAAAGTAACCAGCGCCTGCTTCAGTTCTTGGTCAGCACTAGCAGAACTGCTGAAGAAATCAGCGAACAACCGCCCGCCCGATGCTCCCTTGAACGAACGCTTAACCAGCGGGATCGCTTTTCTAACTTCTTTCTTGCTTCCGAACACGTTATACCAAGCCATCAGAACCGCACCCCGATCATGTTGCCCGTGGGTTTTTTGTTCTTGATTCTAGCGCGTTTGATTTCTGCGTTATATTCGGTCTGATATCGATCGCGGTATTGAAACAATTCGTCCACTGACATTCTTGATAGGCTCCTGCCGGCGATAGAAAAAGAGCTTTGGTCTATCGTCGCTCGGTTCTCCATAACCGCTTGTATTGAATCCAGCACCTTTTTGGCGTGACTTCTTTGGTCGGCGGTGGTGTCTGCGTAATTGGCGGAAACCGTGAGAAATCCAGTGTCAACAGTTACCCTTTGAGAGTCTGCTGTCTTGGTGATGAAAGCGGCCCAACGGTAACTGCTTGCGACATACCCGGCGGTGGTTGCGGATGGAACTTCGACAATATAAGCGTCTGGGGTTGAGATCGCTGTTATTGTGAAGGCGTTTGCAGAGCCACCGCCGGCGTCATCTTGAAATTCATACGTTAGAGAATAGTCAGCCGTGGGATAAGACCCCACAAAGTCTGTCCTCTTCCACGCCCAGCGGTCGCCAGATGCCAGCGTTGCCGGTTCCTGCGTTGGATAATTAGAACGATCGAACAAATTCGCCATTTTATCGCCAAGAATTAGTGTAATTTGAACTCGCTCTGCGTTGAATAGGCCGGCGCTTTATAGGCGGTTCGATCACTTCAACTTCTTCAACAGGCTCGGTTCTTCCCGATTTTGCCTCAAGTCTCGCAGCAATACTATTAACATTTGTATTTATTATACTATAAGCAGCTAAAGAGTACACGAAACAGTCAAGCGATTCATTTCTTGGTCTAATTTTCGTAAACACTCTGCGCTTGAAACCGCGAACAAACTTGACGATTATTTTCTCTGCCGTTAGCTGCCTGAAGTATTCGTCGTTGAGCGTGTCTGAAAAATGAATGTATCCCGCGCCTTCTTCTTGGATTCTAAGCCTTGCGAAAACGAGATCTTTCACCGTGTCAACGCCGACCGGAAAGAGCCTGCACTTGACCGTATTGTTTCTTGACGGCTTGCCAGCGATTGGCTTGCCCTCACCACCGACACCTTTAATAGCAAACACCCGCCGGGAGAAGTTCCGCGCAGCGTACTGATAGACCGTGTTCGTGAAGTGACCACCTGAGTCTATTGCCGTGGATCTCACGGCCATCTCTCGACCGCCTTCAGTCTCGAAAGTTCTGGCAATCTGCGAGTCAAGCGCCGTCCATAATTGCGGCGTTGAAGGATCTCCGTAGAGTATCTGGTGATCCAAAACCCAGCACTCTTCGTCGCGTCCAATCCCGAGGAATGTAATTTCGAGTCTATCGTCCTGACAATCTGCCCCGCAAACGACCATGATAACGCCATCTGGAACCTTGTCGAAATGCTCGCGGCGTTCCATTAGATTCAATTCATCGACCGACTCACCAAAATCCTCCCAAACTTCGGCCAAATATGTATTCGTCCAGACCTTCAACTGTTCGGGGTTCTTCTTGACCGATAAGAACTCACGAACGCCATCCGCAAGAGGCGTCCACGGCGAGTACAGGCCAGAGATTTTGAAGCCAGCGATACCTTTGAAGTCTTCCCCGGCGATCCATCGTCCGTTTCTAACCGACCACCTTCGATCGGCGTCAGTCCAAAGCGTCGCGCATTCATCGCATAAATAACTGGCGGTGTCGGGATCTCGATCAACCCAGCGAACGCTTGCCCACTTCAGAGTTTGCTCGTGCTCGCAATGCCGGCACGGAATGTAATATTCGCGCTTGTCGCTTTTCTCGTAAGCGTCCTCGATTCGTGATACGCCCTTGATGGTTGGTGTTGATACCGCGATGATCTTGCGATTCCAAAACGTCGAGGTTCGTTTTCTCGCAAGCGAAAGTGGATCGCCCTCACTGCCAGCAGATGCCGGGAACCTGTCAACCTCATCAGCTAATACTATCCTGATCGGACGTGACGCAAGCCCCGCTGGACTATTTGCCCCGACCAAACTAATACTGCCGCCGGGAAAGACCTTGTGAAGCGTAGTGTTGTTCGAGTCTCTGGCTCGTGGATCTTTGACCTTACCGAATAAGCACGGCGTTGATCGCAGCAAACCAGAGGCAACTCGGTCTTTAGAGAAGGATTGCGCCATTGATTCGGTCGGCTGTAGCATTAGAATCGGACACGGATCGTGATCGATGTGGTATCCGATGATATTCAGCAGAGCTTCTGACTTGCCCAGTTGGGCGCCCGCCATTACAACGACCTCTTTTATAGTTGGGTCACTGCAAGCGTCCATGATTCCGCGTTGATACTCTGCGCGCGAAGTTCGCCAGATACCAGCCTCGGCGCTAGTCTGCGAGTCTAGTCGTCTTTGAAGGTCTGCCCACTCGCTTACGCTTAGGCGTGGTGGCGGCTTCAGCGCCAGCATTGCTCTCTTCAAATGGCTCTTTAGGTTTGCGAGTCCGTGACGCTGATACTGCTGGGTCATAAGTGCTCAGTTCTTCGAGTGCTTCGTTGATGAGATCGGCAAGCATTGCTTGGATAATGCCGGCCTCCGTTTCGCTCGCCACCAGAGGCGCGGCTTTTGATGGGATGTTTGTCAGCTTTGCCTTCAGGTTTGAGAGCGTGTCAGTCCATGCTTTCTCGACATCTTCCGCGACAACTAGCAGGCTTCGTACCTTTGCAAGCTCCAGCTCCGAGATCTCTGCTTCTGCGTTGACCTTTCGCGTTCTCGCCTCATCGTATGTCGAGCCGAGCTTCACGCCGCCAGTGCTTGCCATTCATCACCTGTCAATTAGTTTGTTGATATTCTGTGGCTAGTCGAACAATGCGCTCGCGAATTACCCTTACACGGAAGGGCCAGACAGTACCTTTACACCCCCCCCCCTCCGGTGATTATCATTGATTATCCTCCAATAATCAACGTTACACTTTATTTTTTCGGCTTTGCCAGTGCTCGGCGCAGGTTTTCTTGGAACTTCGATTCAAATCCACCTGATCGAGAAAATACAAAGTTGCTCGCGATTGAACCGAACGGAAACAATGGCCGATAGCTTGCTGTATCAATATATGATGCAACCTTTCTGATCTTCTGACCGCCGCGCTTGGTGCTCCTGCCGTACCGCTCCCATATACCCTCAGACCTTGAGCGGCCTCCCTTTGGTGTACCTGAAAAGAATTTGGCTTTATCTTCAAGCATCTCACTGATCGCGCCCTTCATGAAGTTGCCATACTTGTCCAACCGTTTGTTGGAGTGCTTGGTGCTCACAACGATTGCTTTTTTCTTTGGGAATCGTGTACCGCCAGCGACTTGGAACCTCATGTAGTCAGCATTCTTGCTGTCCCAGAAGACCCAAGCCGTGAGGTTTTTCTTGTTGGAGTTTTCGTAAAAGAAATTCTTCTGAGTAAATGGCGTTGATCCTTTGCCCCGCTTTTTGTCGAATGTAGTCGCGGTAGCGTTGCCCAGCACTCCCTTCTTGTTCCGCTTGGTTAGATCAAACGCCAATTGGTTCAGTGTCTGAGATGCAGCGTAAGGTATCTGCTTCTTCTGAACCCGCGTGAGATCCTTTGTGACCTCTGCAATGTTTGTCTTGATGCTAATCTTCATCCGCTATGTCTCTCATGTCGTCAACCACAGATTGAGTCGCAATGTGCATCAACCCTATTTGCGCCAGAAGATGTTGCACGTCGTAAGACTTCTCACCCAGTTGACTGATAGCCCACTCCACATAGTCATCATGCTCGCGCTGAACTA